CGATTGACCACCTTCGTATAATCGATAAATTGGATGTCCGCGAATTCCCCGCCCATATCGATATGGCGCTCGAAGGGGATATCGCTTAAAACATTGAGCCGGACCGCGGGGCAGACCCCGCTGCGCTCGCACGTTTTCGCAAAATTGTGCAATTCCCGACGCAGCTGCGCTAGAAAATCCGGGCGATCGTTTAGCCAGTATTCAGTTTTGGCCACACGTGCATTGCGCACGTTTGAAAACTTGCCGCGCCCGGCCTCACTTAAACAGGTATCAAGGCAGCCTGCGGCCTTCGCTCCCGGGCAGATTTGATTAGTAGGGTATAGGCTGAGACCGGCATAGCGGAACGGGGCAGCGCGGTTAGTTTTGGCGAGTTTAGTATTCCCGCCCCTAGTATCTAAAAGCATTTCATTCTCCCAAGTTGCGCAGCCGGTAGGGCTGCGATATGGGAATCATCGCATATACCCGGGCATAAAAAAACCCGGCAGCTGCCGGGTTAGTTTTCGCACGGGTTAGGTTTAGGCTGCGGTAGCGATACGCTGCCAATCGCTGCGGGGCAAATCTAACACCCGGCTGCCGCGCAGCTGCCAAGTATCCACGTTATCCGCTGCGGTATTATGAGCCGCTGCGGTGACAGCGTTTACCATTGTCGCCCGGCTTAAAGGCTGCCCGGCATAACCCGCTTGACCCATGGTTTGCAGCAGCCCATCTAATACGCTACTGGTTTCCGCCTTGGTCAATTTCATTACAGCCCCTAGCGCCTCCACTGCAGCATTGGGGCTGCCTTCTACGCGATCCTCGCCCGCCGCCCTCATCTTTTCGAGCATTTCGTTAAAGCTTTCACGGCTAGCAAGGTGGGCGCAGTTGTCGCGAAATTTCAGCTGCGTGGCACGGTTGTCTGCATCCTTCGCCTCGTCGGTTAGGATTTTCGCTTGGTCCGCGTCTCCCCGGGCGCTCGTGATATGGTTCTGGCGCAGCGTGTTTGCAGTCTGCATTCCATTAAGGCAAACCAACGTCCAAAACATTTGACCCAACACGATGGCGGAGTCGCCAATTTCGCTGTTCTTCATCATGACACCCAGCGCCATGGTATCGCCCACCGCAGCGCCCTCGCCCGTAATCACGTTTGACTTCAATCTAACATACATTGCGCGCTCGGTTACCGTGGCATTTTGAACCTGCCACTGAGCATCGGATTCCATTAGCTGCGGTAGTGTCGCTTCTAGCAAATGATGGTTGTCAAAGGTTTTGAACTTTTCTGAAACAACTCCGCGTAGCGTCCCGGTATTAGGACCTTCCGCAAACGTGCGCAGCATGTGAACCTTGGCTTCTTTTAGCCAAATGGCGTTGATCAGCGAATCCCATTCGCCGCTATAATCCTGCTGCAGTCGACGTGCCGTCCGAACGTCAATCGCCGCTTTCTGCGCAATGTGGTCAAACGCTACGCTGTTAGCCGTCAGGATTTGAGTAGGCATCCCCCCGGTCTGCTCTAAAATAACTTTGCTCACTTTAGTGCCATCGCCCCGGTCAACGGTTGCCAGCTGCAGCTGGTTGGTAGGGGCCAGCAGATCCTGAGACGCCTGCGCTTGAGCTTGCACTTTCTGCAGCAAAGCTGCCAGATCACCGCGCTCATTTTCAATTGTCATAGTCATAATGTTTTCTCCCAAAGATATGGCGAAGTTGCCATTCCTGAATATTACGGGTGTTTACCCGCAGTCGCAATAGTTTTTTTAAAAAGAGCAATGCACAAAAAAACCGCCCGAAGGCGGTTTGGTTTGAAATCACTTGCGCGGTTTGAGAACCCCGTTATCAAACAAGGCGCGGATCTGAATTTCCCCCAGCTTTTTACTTGCCTGCTGCGGTGAAACTTCCGGATCTTTTAAGGCTGCGCTCAAACTTCCGGTCATGTCGCAAATGCGCCAGTGTTCCCATATTTCGCTATCCAAAAAATAGATTGCGCATTCGACAGGCTTGTCAACTGGCCCTAACCGCCACTCTTCTTCACCGTAATCTTTCCAACTATCCCACAGTTCCTGCAGCTCACCTTGATCAACCACCCAGCTGAAATGACTTAAGCGGGTGTCTTCGCGCAAACAGGCATTGCCTAACGCCTCTTGTAATGACTCGGCTGCGCCCCAGCAGCTGTTAGCTGCAACTACGATGTAAAGTGATGTATCCATTGCTTTTCTCCCAAAGTGAATTTGATGTTTTTTTGAGATGTTGCCATCGGGTAGCGAACTCGCGTTCCCGTGATAGGCCAGCCATTTTAAAGAGCGGTCACGCCGCTTGGGCCTGACCCGAGTATTATACCATTCGGGTTTTTTGAAATTGCCAAAAAACGGCGCAAACAAAGGGTTTCGGGAACGTCCGTCTAGTATTCATGCGGGTTTGCGAGGCATGAAAAAAAAGCTTGACACAGTATTCATGCGGGTTTGCGAGGCATACATCAAAGAAGTGATGTAGCAGCTGTGCGGGTTTGCGGGGGATGAAAAATAATTAAAAGGGAGAACGCCGCCCGGAGGCGGCGAATAGATCAGCGAGCTAAAACGCTCAGAATTTTGTCACCTTCGGAAGTCAAAGGCGCGGGCCTCCCCATAATTCCGCCGTCAGAATCATACAACCAAACCATCTGGCCACGGGGATCTAACCCTTTTTCCAAGCATTCGGACAACCATGAGTGCGGCAGCGCGTAATCAAACGTCTCCCCCGGGTATCGTTCCTGCGCTAAATCTTTAACTGTTTTCATTTTAGACTCCGTAAAAGTTTTTGAAGTTTTATTGATAGCGCGTCGAATCCGGGTTGCATCCCGGGTAGTCTGCGCCTGTTGTTTTTGGTTTTTTTCAAACCAGCGGAATAAAAAAATCATTACCCTCCCTGCTCTATTTTGTTTAACAAGTCGCAAAGCTCTTGGGCATCCCAAATAACTTTACTTTTTACCTTCGGAACATCGCTTTCCTCTGGATCCCAATATTCTGTGAGATGTTGAATGGCTTCCGCCTCGGATTGAAAGTACTCTAAATCGACTTTCCACAAAGTGACCAAGCTCACGAGGCTTCTACCAGCTGCCGATATTCTGGCTGCCGGGTCACGTTAACAACCCAAACCACTTCGCCTTCCGTAGTGACCTTAAACGTCAACGCCACGGTGTCCCCGGCTTCACATTGTTTTTTTATTCCACGAACACTAAAGCGGCGGTCCCCCCGGTTCACCGTCCGGTAGAAACTCAGGACCGTAGGTGTGCCATCCGTAAACACGCCCTCTACCACGTGCTTTTCCCCGGGCTGCATTTGCTCGTAATCAATACCAACTAACTTGGCAAACGCCCGGATAGAAGCGTTGGCGTCAATAATCGCTTTATTAAGCATGGTGGCAGTTAAAACCAAAAAGGCCGGAGCATGGTTCCGTAAAACGGACTGTACAAATCCATAAGGCTTTTGGTAAGTAGGTAAACTCATTTCATTCTCCCAATTGCCGGGCAACATTGCCCACCACCACCTTACATGTTGTTACTCCCACGAGCAATGGTTTCTAAAACAGCGCGGTAATTAACGGGGTTGCTGAAATGTTTAGCGGGTCTGGCCCTCAAGCCTTCGAGCTTTACGTCTACAGCTTGGTCGCCCCGGTACAAAAAAACCTCATGCCCGCTGGCACTCGTTAGCTTAATAGCTATCCAACAACTGCCCCGGGCGTGTTTAGTCAAAAAAGCTACCTGATGTGGCGTTATATCCACGCGCATAGTCGCTGTGGTTTTTAACTCCACCATATGCCACTTTCCACCACTATCCATAATTAGAACGTCAGGCACACCCAAGGTGGCACGGCTTTCCAACCGGGTAGCAGACCAATCCGGGAAATTGTCACGAATCGCTTTCTTCAGGGACTGCCAAAAGCTCGCTTCCCGAGTTTTCTTCCGTTTCGGTTGGGTTTCCAGAATATCCATCTATTTCTTCCGCTAATCTTTCTCGGGCGCGAGAACGGTTTGTAGGTTCTTCTACTCCCGCATCATGCGTTATTGGAGCGTATGTTTGCTTCAGTTCATTCAAAGCTTTCATAACTTCTTCTTTCGACATTTGATCAATCGTGCCGTGGCGAATCTCAGTTTTATTAACGTAAATATCCCCCTGCGCCTGACCTCTCCGATATTCCGCTTGAACCGCAGCACTAAACGCTCCGGACTCCAACGCAGCATCCCGAATAACCTGGAGGTCCCGTAAATGTCTCTGGTACTCAACACCATACTTTTCATCTAACTCCTGACGATATTCGCGGATAGCTTTACAAACGTGGGGATGAATACGTGGGTTAGTAAGTTCTGACGCTCGGACGTGCGCTGACTTTTCTGGGAAGCCCGCATTGATGGCCGCTTCGCGCATAGTTATTTGCCCATCTTTTGAAACGATCTCTTTGACAAAAAGCTCTTGGCGACGTGTCAAACGCTTATTAACTAAGAGCGGGCGGTTTGTTTGCTGACGTTTAGCTTCAGGCAACGCTGCGGCTTTTACGTCCAAAACTTTGGCATATCGATCTTTAGACATGAGGTCTCCGTATCAGAGTAAGTCCGGATAACCTTAGCTTAAAACGGCCTATCTATATAGATATATTTTAGATAAAAATAAAATATATATTTTTAATTCTCTGTCAGAATCTTATGCAGATAACTTGATTAAGCTTTGTGTAGATCAAAAATGTGACCAACGGGACCTTAACGGGACCTCAAAAACCCTGTGTTTA